AGAGGGCGCCGGTCAGGGTGGCGTCGACCTCGATCCGCACGTCCAGGTCCCCGGCGATGTTCAGCTGGTCGCTGTGCGGGGTGGTGACGGTGCCGGTGTCGTCGTAGATCTCCAGGTGGCTGGACGGGGACGGCACCGAGATACGGATGGGCGTGTTGCGGGACAGCTGCCGGTAGTACGGCGACAGGGGATTCCGCGGGGAGTAGCGGCCGTCCCGGTTGTCCAGCGGGAACACGTACTTCGACGGGTCCGCCTCGGACGCCCACGACGACAGGCCGCGGGTGCCGGTCATGTCGGACTCCACGCGGACGTCGTCGCTGATGTCCGTCCACACACCGCCCAGGTTCAGCTCGGTGGTGATGTCCACCCGCTACCCCTTTCCTTGCCCGTAGGCCCTTTGCACGCTGCCGCCGCCCACGACCTTCACGGAGCGGCGCATGAACCGGTTGAAGTCGTCCTCGCTGCCGATGAATCGGACGGTCAGCTCCCGATCGGCGGCCGCCGTGCGGCGCACCCCGGCCGGTGTGGACACGGTGGCCGCCAGCTCGGCGCCGCCCATCAGGCCGTCCATCTGCTTGTGCAGCCGCGGTGCCTGCGCGGCGATACCGCGCTGGAAGCCCTCGACGAGCGCCCGCCCGGAGTACGTGGTGTAGCCCCTGCCGGAGAAGGGCCCCTCCTTCGCCGGGGAGAACGGGAAGAAGTCTCGGGCCGCCGACACGACGCTCTTGGCCGCGTTCTTCACCGAGCCGAGCATCCCCTTGATGCCGTCGATGAAGCCGCGGATCAGGGCCTGGCCGGCGCCCCGCAGGAGCCCGCCCAGGTTTCCCAGCGCCGACCGCACCCGTCCAGGCAGGCCGCGCACCCAGGCGATCATGGACAGTGCCTTGTTCACGGCGGCGTCCCGCATCGACTGGAAGCTGGAGGTGGCCCGCTGGCGCAGGACGCCGAGCAGGGACGACAGGGCTGAGCTCAGCCGCCCGGGCAGGCCGCGCACCCAGGCGACCAGGGCCAGCGCACGAGCGATCGCCCAGTCCTTCGCCTGCCCGAAGAAGCGGGCGACCTTCCCCGGGATCTGGCCGAGCCAGTCGATCCCGGCGAGGATCAGGCGCACCGCGCCCTGGACCTTGGCCCAGATCCAGTTCCACGCCGCGAGCGTCCAGGCCTTGACCTTGTCCCAGTTCGCGATGATCAGCGCGACCAGGCCGATGATGATGGCGATGACCCAGCCGATCGGGCCCAGCGCGATGAACCACGAGGCGGCCATCCGCAGCGCCCACGCGGTCGCCCGCGCGGCCATCATCGCGTAGCGGGCGATGGTGACCGCGGCGATACGGATGATGGACTTCAGCCACGTGGCGGTCGCGCGGGCGGCAGCGGCCGCCCAGGCGGCGGCCGTGCGCGCGGCAGACGCCACGGCGGAGGCCGCGATCCGGGCGCCGGACCTGATGCTGGTGGCCGCCGTGGACACCCACCGGCGGGCGAGCAGGCCGAGCCGGGAGTTCATCATGTCCGTGACGGAGTCGACGGCCGACGAGGCGGCCTTGAACGCCTTGAACGCCACGACCGCGCCGAGGATCGAGTAGGCGAGGGCCTGCACCATCTCGGGCGGCATCGCGTTGATGACCTCGGCCAGCTGCAGCGCGACCGCCGCGGTGACCCCGATCAGCGGGGCGAACGCCACCAGCAGCTTCATCGCCGTGGTGGCGAGCGTGCCGAGGGTCTGCGCGCCCTGCTTCGCCAGCGCGACGAACTGGGCGAACCCCTCGCTCTCGCTGAGGCCCTGGCCCCACTTGGCGAACGCCGCGGTGGACTGTTCGAACCCGCCGGACATCTCGTCCGACATCGGCAGGAACGCTTTGATCACGCCGCCGATCCCGACCGCGATGTTCTTCAGCCCGAACAGGAACGACTTCAGGTTCTGGCCGGCGACCTTGGCCATCGAGTCGGCGAACTGCTGCAGCCCCTTGCCCTTGGTGGAGCGGTCGATCTCGTCGATGAACGCCTCGAACGCCTTCGCCGCCTCCTTCACGAACGGCGTCAGCGCCGGCAGCAGACGGCGCACGACCTGCAGGCCCTTGGTGAACACCGGCATCGTCGTCGAGCTGAGGCTGTCGGACCACTCCTGATGGTCCTTCTTCAGGCCGACGAACTCCTTGGCCATCGCCCGCGTGTGCGGCGGCATCTGCGCGAGGGCGTCGGTGTAGGCCTGCTGCTTCTCGGCGGCGTCCTCGGCGCCGGCGGCGGCCGCCTTCTGCGCTTCCTCGGCGAGCGCGGCCGCGTCGGCAACGTCCTGCATCTGCGGGCCTGCCGCCAGCTGGAAGGCCTTCACCGCCACCCCCGCGGAGGCGAACGCGGCAGCCATGCCGCCCACGCCGGCGGCCACGGCAGCAGCCACTGGCACACCGACACCGAGCCCGGCCACGGCCTTGCCGAGCCCGGCCAGCTTGGCCTTGGCGCTGTCGACGCCTTCGCGCAGGGCGTCGGTGTCGATGCCCAGGCGGACCGTCATCGAGGCGAGCGTGGCCAAGGCCATCACCCCCTCGGGACGCTATGGAGTTGCGGAGTTGAAGCTGCCGCCGAGCGCGGCGTTCGCCATCTGAGCGATGCGGAACAGGTCCTCGGGGCTCTTGCGGACGGCGCCCTTGTCCCACGGGATCAGGAAGTCCGAGACCTTCGGGGTCTTCTGCCCCTTGCCGCGGTTGACCGCTGCGATCGTCGACGCGATCACCGCGGCCTGGACGTCGCCGCGCGCGTCCCCGAGCGGGCCCGTCAGCCGCTCATACGCCCGCCACTCGGCGAGCTCGGCCGACCCCATGTCGGCGAGCAGGTGCCGGACCGAGCGGGCACCGAGGTGCGCGGCCAGACGGAAGTAGAACTGCCGCTCTGGCCGCGCCCTCAGTTTCCCGTGAGCTCCTTGACGTCCTCTTCCGTCATCTTCGACAGGCGGGTGGCGACGTCACACACCCGCTGCAGGGCGCGGGCGGACTTCTCGCCGAGGCGCTTGACCTCGGCCGGCGAACGGAACAGCTGCCGGCCGGTCTCGTCGACGATGGTTGCGGCGGCGAGCCGGGCCCGGAACCCCTCCAGGCCCTCGGCGCGCACGGACGCGCCGTCCTTGCCGACGAACTGCGACTCGAACTTGTCCCGCTCGGTGCCGGGCATCTCCCGCACCCGCACCGTGCCGCCCCACTCGGGCACGTCCACGTCCTCGTAGGCGAGGTCGTTGGAGTTGAGGATCTGCTCAGCGGACAGGTACGTCACGATCAGGCTCCCGTCGTGATCTCGGGCTTGCCGGACACCTTGAACGTCAGCGACGCGGCGAGCTTGTCGTCGTGCGGCGCCTCCGGCTCGAAGTTCGTCAGGACCGCCGCGAACGCCCAGGACCCCAGCGCCTTCGGCCAGAGGATCTTGTAGTTGCGGGGGGCGTCGTCCTCGAAGTCGGCGACCAGCGCGTCGTGCTCACGCGGGTCGTAGTTGACCTCGATCTCGACCTCCCCGCCGTCCTTCAACCCGCCGATGAACTCCCGCCACGCGTCCGGGGAACCGTGGCTGGTGACGTCCAGGGTCTCCCGCTCCAGACCGGGCGGGGTGATGTCGGTGACGTTCGCGATCGACGTGAACGTCTCGGGGCCGGCACCGTCGCCGCGCTGCAGCTGGGTGCCGAAAGCGTCCAGACCAGCCATGGCCTGTCCTCCTTACGCTTTGGTCAGCCACACGCGATAGCTGACGTTGATGTGCCTGATGTCGGGGTCCGGGTCGCGGACCTGGGTGTGCTGCTCGTGCGCGATGGACACGTCACGGAAGCCGGCCACGTCGAGGGGCTGCCGGTCCAGGGCGCCGTCGAGGGCGGCCAGGATCAGCGAGGCCTCCTTGTAGCCGCGGTACTTCGACCACACGTGCAGCACGACGGAGGCTTCCAGGCCGCGCTGGTTGTGGGCGTCGTCGGTGGTCTCCGTGATGGAGCCGAGCGAGACGTAGGGGTGCGGCTGGTTCTCCGGCACCTCGTCGAAGACGCCCGTGACGAGCGCCATCAGCGGAGCGTGCCCGGTCAGCCGGGCGTACACGGCCTGCTGCAGCGGCCACAGAGCAGCCGTCACGGGGTCACCCCTTCCCCCGCTTCTCCGCCCGGGCGATCTTGCGTTCCAGGCGGGCGATGTCCTGCTCGGCCTCGGCCTTCTTCTCCCGGGCACGCTGCAGCTGACGCCGCCAGGTATCCACCAGGGACATCACACGCCGCCTCCCATGTGCCGCCGGAACGCCGCCCGGTAGGTGCGGGTGACCTGGCGGCGGTGCTCGTTGAACGCGGGCAGCAGGTAGGGCTGATCGGGCATGGAGCTGGTGCCCTTCTCCACGTAGTAGGCGTACTCGAGCTGGTCCTTCTCCCACACGCCGACCTCGGCCCGGCCGAAGTGCTCGTTCACCCGCCGGTCGAGGGCCTGCCACAGGTCGCCCTTGTCGCGCGGCACCCGGTCCTCGGCCGTGTCGAGTACGCCGTCCGCCCACTCGTTGAGCGTCTCGGCGCGGGCGGCGTCCATCGCCCGGGGAATCCGCCCGATGGCGCGCAGCGCGTCCTGCAGGCCGTCCAGCCGTGCCCTTCGAGCCATGGCCGTCAGGGCAGTTGGACCACGGCGACGTCCACCGAGGTGGCGTCGCTGTAGGTGATGGCGGCCCGGCCGGTGGCCGGATCCCGGTACGGGGACCGCAGCGGCACCACGGCGGTGCCGGCGGCCGGCACGGCCAGTGCGGCGTCGCCGATGGCGAGGCCTCCGACGGTGCCGGGGGTGGCGATGGTGACCGTGGCCGGGGCGGCGCCGTCGTTGCGGACCAGGAGCAGCAGGTGCGAGCCGACCGGCGCGGTGTCCCCGCCGCCCGACGCTGCCGCCCACGCCGGTTGCAGGCCGCCGAGGGGGACCGGCTGGGGGTTGAGGTCTGCCATCTCATCAGCTTCCTGTCGTGGGCTGGCGGACGGTGCAGTCCGCCCGCAGGTAGGTGCCGGGCTCGGACGGCTCGAAGAGGGCGATGACCTCCAGCACCCGGCCGGGTGGCCGGAGCTCGTCGCCGCGGCGCACGTCGGTACCGGGGTGGAAGTACCAGGTCTCGTTCAGCTCGGCGCCGGACTGGTCGGCGGCCTGCCGCTCCCGCGCGGACGGCTGCGAGCGGCGCGCGCGCGGGCTGCCCGCGTGGGCCCAGGTGGTTTCCCGGCCGCCCCCGCCGTCGTCCACGGTGGACGCCCGCCACACGGGCACGCTCGTGTTGAGCAGCCGGCCGACGCGGCTCACCGCGACCTCACCACCGTGGCGCCGCCGCCGAAGCGGGCGGCGAGCTGCTCGCGCAGGTAGTCGGGCAGCTCCACCTCGGTGATGCGGCCGCTGTCGCCGTACTGCACCGAGTAGTCCCCGATGCGCTCGGAACGGACGTCCTTCGCGGCCAGGCCCTCGCCGTCCGGCTGAGACCGGTAGGCGATCAGGGTGGCCGCGGCGATCCGGCACACCAGGTCCACGATGTCCGCCGGGACCTCGGGCAGACCGTGCGTGTACGTGACGGTGACCTCGGCCGGCTCGTAGCGGTAGGACCAGCCGCGCGCCAGCCACAGGCGGCCGGAGCGCAGCTTGTAGCCGGTGCCGGTCAGCGCCGCGCCGTCGACCTCGACGGCCTGCACGGACCGCACGGGCGGCCCGGGCAGGGACAGCCACTGTGAGTCCTCGCCCTCCAGGGTGACGGTGGACGTCGTCTCGCTGATGGGGACGCCGGCCGCCTCACGCACGGCCGCGCTCGCGACGTCCAGGTAGACGCCGACGAGCGCGGTCTCCGACTCGGCGACGGTCAGGCCGCGGGCGGTCAGGTCGGCCACCGTCGCCAGTGGTTGCAGTGCCACGGTGGCCTCCCGTCACTCGGCCATTTCGATCAGATCGGCCTTGGTGAAGTTCGCGGCGTCCTCGCGGGAGGCCTTGCCCTGGCGCACCACGTAGTCGATCCACTCCGACTTCGGGGCGTTGACCGGCGGCCGGCCCGCCCCGGTGCCGGGGGAGGAGACGATCTCCTGACGCGGCTGCGGGCCCGGCTCGTCGCGCTGCTCCGGCTCGGACAGGCGCTCGGTCCGCGGCTGCGGGCCGTCGTCGCCGGGCCTGTCGCCGGGCTTGGACTTCGCCTCGGTCCGCGGCTTGGGCCCGTCCGGTACGGCCTGCTCGGCGGGCTCGTCCTCCGGCCAGCTCCACTCCCCGGTGCCCAGGCGCCGCTCGATGGACTCCCGCGTGAACGGGCTGCCGACGACCGTGCGGAACAGAGCGCCGGCGCCGCCGCGGAGCAGGACCTCCGCGCCGTCCTTCAGCTCTCGCCCGGCCATCAGATGATCACGTCCGCGGCGGCAAGGCCCTTCGGCCGGATGACCTTCGCGCCGTACAGGTGCAGGCCCTTCACGATGTCCGCGAAGCCCTTCTCCTTACGGGTCGCCTCGGTCTTGTTGATCTGCTCCGCGTAGGAGACCGCGCCGTTGTACCCGGCGATGACCAGCTTGCCCGCGCCCGCGCCCGGACCGGCGGGGGCGTTGTTGGACTTGCGGATGGAGAAGCCGGCCGCCTCACCGACCATGCCGTTCGTGCGGGTCGCCGCGGCCTGCGCGTCGCCCGTACCGACGAAGCGGTCGTCCTTCTTGAGCAGCCCGTAGAACGCCGGCGTGACGACCGCCCAGCGGCCCTCGTCGGGCACGTCGTCCTCGTCGAGGACCGTGCCCAGGTCGACCAGCAGGTCGTAGGCGTCGCCCGCCGCGGCCAGGGTCTGCTCGGCGATCAGGTTCCCGGCGTCGATGCCCGCGGCCATGAGGCCGGCCACGTACTGGTCGGCGACGTCGCGCAGCTTGTACGCGGCCTTGCGGGCCTGCTCGGTCAGCACGCGGCCGCCGTTGAAGGCCTGCCGCTTCTCCACGTCGTCGACCTCGAACGCGAAGTACTTCGACTGGTCGATGGTCAGGACGCTGTCGACGTCGTCGACGTCCTCGATGGTGATGTCGACGTGCGGCGTGTAGTCGCCGATCGTCGGCTCCACCAGGGAGGTGATGTGGACGGTGTCGCCGTAGTTGGCGATGTCGCCCTCGTAGTCCCTGTTCACGACGCCCGGGGCGGCGTAGACGTGGGACTTCTCCAGGGTGACCAGGAGGTTGGCGTTCCACACTTCCGGCTTGAAGGCACTGATGGCCATGAGGTTCTCCTCGAACGGGGCTTACCGGGTAAGGCCGAGGTAGTCGTCCAGGCGGCCCTCGCTCTGGGCCTTGACGATCTCGGCGTGCTTGCCCGCCGCCGACAGACGCTTGACGTCCGCCTCGGTGAGCTGGGTGGGCCGGGCACTCCCCTTGCGGGCGCCGGAGTCAGCGGTCCCGTGGAACCGCTTCGTGGTGCCGCCTTGCGCGGCCAGATACGGCTTGGACCTGACCAGGTCCTCGATCGCGTCGGCGACCTCGTCGGCGTCGACGTTGCCGTCGGCGTCGACCTCGAACTGGGACAGGTCCAGGAACTTGTAGGCGTCGGCCGGGTCGGCGAGCTTCCCGGCCGCCGCCGCCTTCACCTCGGCCTTGACGATGCGCTCGTTGGCGCGGGCGAAGGCGGCCTGCTCGGCCTGGCGGACGCGGGCGTCCTGGCCTTCCTGGTCGCCTCCGGTGTCCCGCTCGGCCAGCTGCCGCTCGAGGTCCCGGCGCCGCTCACGCTCGGCCTTCAGCTTGCCCTTCATCGTGTCCAGGGCCTTCTTGCCCGGATCGCCGAGCTGGTCGGCACCCTCCGGGTCGTCGTCGTCCTGCCCGCCGTCGCCGGTGTCGTCGTCCTGGCCGTCACCGTCACCGTCACCGTCGCCGGTGCCGCCGTCGTCCTGCCCCTCGTCGCCGCCGTCGCCTCCCTCGGCGCCGTCGGCGTAAACGGTGAACGGGTCGGCGTAGGGGTGGGCCCATCCGGGCGCGTGCGCGCGTGCGTGACGGGGCAGGGTGCGGCGGTTCATGTGATCTCCCATTGCGGGTGAAGGGCCGCGCGTTGCGCGCGGTCAGACGATGTATCCGTTGCGCTTCAGCAGCCGGATGGCGTGCTCGCGGTCGCCGTCGGCCAGCCGGTAGATCTCCTCCGGCATCAGCCGGGGCGTCTTCGCCCGTGCGTAGCGGGCGCCGGCCGCCTTCTCGAACTTGGCGGCGCGTGAGCCGTACAGCCCGCGGCGGGTGGTGCCTTCGCGGGTGGCCTGCACCTGGCGGCCGTAGCGGGTGACTGTGGTCATGCCCCGGCGGGCGTTGACGACCTGACCGATGTCGGCGCCCTCGTTGATGGCCTTCATGCCGGCCTCACCGAACGTGCGCCGCTGCTGCGCCTCGGTCATCTGCTCGAACAGGGCCTTGGGCGAGTCGAGTTTCCAGGAGTCGCCGGGCCGTCGGGGCGCCAGCGTGCAGTTGCAGCGCGGATGCCGCAGGAACCCCTCTGACAGGCTGTACTCCCGCCCGGCGAGGATGATGCACCTCGGGCAGGCGGGCAGCTCCACGACGCGCACGTAGGACACCACCCGGGGGCGGGCGATCATCCCGGCCATGTCGGCGATTCGGCCGGCGTCCGCGACGAGCGTGCGGGTGACCATCTCCAGGAAGTACGCCCCGGACAGGATCGACATGGCGGTGGAGAACCCCCGGCGCAGCCGGTTGAGCGCGATCAGTAGCGGATACACCAGCGGCACCGTCAGGTCACCGGCTGCCGCCGCCGCGGCTTCCGGGTCGACGGTGCCTTCCCCCGCGCCCAGCGTCTTAGCCAGCCACGCCTCGGACGATGTGGCGGCGCCCTGCTGCCCCCGCCGGACCAGCTCGGCGGCGACAGCGGCCTGCGCCAGCCACGAGCCCTCAAGGTCCTGAGGATCGGCCCGCATCCACAGAGCCCGCACGGCGGCCGCCGTCACGGCGGCCTGCGCGGCCCGCTGCTCCTGGTGCCGCTGGTCGATCGCCGGGGCCGTCACGCCGCGTCCTCTGCGTCGCCTGGCCCGTCGCCCGTCTCCTCGACAGACGTGCGGCCGGACAGGACGGAGGCCGCCGCAGCGACCGGGTCCATCTCCGCTTCCCGCTCGCGCATCGCCACGACGTTCGCCACCTCGGTGGGGGTGAGGCCGTAGCGCAGGGCGAGCCACTCGAAGGGGAAGCCGATGTCCTTCAGCTTCAGCAGCGCGTCCGCCAGCTGCGCATACGAGCGGGACTCTGCGTCCGCCCACAGCACCGCGCCGGCGCGCATCGCCTGCGCCTTGTCGTCCTCCCCGCGCGCGAGCAGGATCAGCCGGGCGACCTCACGCAGCGCCTGCCCGAACCACAACTGCTTCTCCTCGACCCGCTTGACCAGGCCCGTCTCGGCGGCCAGCAGAGCATCGCCGGAGAGGTTGGCCATCTTGCCGACGAGGTAGTGCTGGGGGGTGCGGGTCTGCGCGGCCAGGTGCCCGACGGCGACCTCGATGATGCCCGAGTATGCAGCCAGGTTGGCGGCCTGCCACTCAGAGATCTTCGCGTCCTTGCCGGTGATCCACAGCACCCGCTCGACCGCGAAGCGCTCCAGGTCGACCGGCTGCTTGCCGACGATCTCCCCGGCCGCGTTCAGCTTCGGGATCATCGGCCGCTCGGCGCCCATGACCACCCTCTGCGGGAAACTCGCGTAGTCGGAGGCGGTGAACATCTGCGCCCACAACAGGTTGATGGCGTCCTGCATGGCCACCACGCCGGCGACGTCGCTGATCGGGTCGGCCACCAGCATCGGCTTGTTGAGCATCTCCACCAGCGGCACCACACCCATCGGGTTCGGCTGCGGGTTCGGCTCGTCGTCCATCTCTCGCGGCGCCCAGCGGCGCAGCTCCTCGTCGATGTCGGCCTCTTGGGAGCTCTTGTCGCGCTGCCCGATCTGCGGCCGCTGCAGCTTCCACACCTCGTCAGGCAGGTACAAGGTGGCGTAGTCGTAGCCGCCGTCCTGCCACCGCTTCAGCCCAGCCCGCCGACGGCGCCGGGAGCCAGGCTCGTAGGCGACGATGCACTGCGAGGCGTCCTCGAACGTGACAATCGGGTTGTCCTCGTCGTCCGGGTCCCCCCACACCAGCACGAACGAGCGGGCCGAGTTCACCGCGCCCAGAAAACCGAGCTGGCTGTCGGCGTCCAGGCCGTTGACCTGCCACACCCGCCACAGGTCCTCATCAGCCTTCATCTGCCCGGAGGCCTGGAAGCCGGTCACCGTCAGCCGCTCCACCGGACTGTCGGCCACGACCTGTACCCAGTTGTCGCTGAAGTCGGCGTAGCGGTCACCGTGGAACTTCGCGAACTCCTTGGACGCGAACTTCAGCGGCTGGGCGCCGCGGTAGTAGGCGTCGTGCCGGTCGATCTCCGCGCGCCGGCGCAGCAGCTCCGACTCCATGAGGGAGACGAGCCGCAGCGCCTGTTCCAGCGTGGCCATGTACGCCTCCCCTCATGCGGAGTAGAAGTAGGACTCTTCCTTCTCGGCCAGGCCCGCGGCGATGACGTCGCCGAGCGCCTCGTGCGCGAGCACGGAGGCGACACAGGCGTCGATCTTCTGTGCAGGGCTGGCCTTGCGCAGCACGTACAGCCCCGAAGGCCGTTCGGCCTGCCGGGTGTTCTCGACATGCGACTGCGTCAGCTCGCAGCCGTCGTGCGTGAAGCTCGCGGCCCGGGCCCCCTCGGCGGTGTTCCGCTTGACCACGTCGGTCTTCAGGCGCTCGGCCGCCGCGTGCATCTGCAGCATCCGGCGCGTGTACCAGCGGATCACCCGCTCCTCGCCGTACAGGTCGACCCATTCGTCCACCTCGGTGTCCCAGTACGGCGGATCCGCGTACAGGCGGACCACGTCGTAGCGGTTCATCAGCTGGTCCATCGCCGCGCGCACCTCCGCGCGCGGGACCTGGCCGCCGTAGTCGGCCGGGTTCCAGATGGTCGGCTCGTCGTTCCCTCCGTACTGCGGAGTGAACTGGTAGCCGTCCATCGTCTCGGCCCGGATCGCCGTCCAGTCGTCCATGTCGCTGCCGTCGAACCCGAGCACGATCCGCGTGAACGGCCGCACCCTCCGGGGCTTGGCCTTGGCCGCCCACTTCTTCCCGTCCAGCCAGCCCGCCGAACCGGCCACGCACCGGTTGCCGAAGAAGCGCTCCCCCTGCGCCGGGTCCTTCTCCATGATCTCGGCCGTTTCGGCCTCGATCGCGTCCAGGTCGACGTGCGCCGACCCGGCATAAACGATCGTGTGGATCTTCCGCCGGTCCCGCTTGTTGCCGTAGGACAGCGTCTTCGGGGCCTGCGGGTGGTACTTGAAGATGTCCCGCGCCTTCGCCTCGCTGGTGCGCTGCGCGACGGAGTCCTCCGACGGATCCCACGCGTTCGTCGTCTCCATCGACCGGCCGCCCATGCCGGCCGCGCCGCGGCGCTGGGTCTCCGCCACCCGGCGCAGCTTGTTCGCCGTGTTGTACAGGCCGGTCTCGTCCTGCAGCGCGAAGATGATCGGGTTACCCAGCCTGGACAGCGCAGACGACGTGACCACGTCGATGCGGCCCTCGTCGCCGATCCGGGTGAACTCCTCGCCCACGCGCATCCGGTCGGCGAGCGGCCCGAGCTTCACCATGTTCTGCAGGGGCCGGTAGACGTTGGCGACCTGGTCCTCGGACGTGGCCGTCAACTGGATGAGCGGTGTCGGCCACGGCACGCCCATCGGGTCGCCGGGCTCGTACTCGTACCACCAGCCGCACGAGCAGCCGTGATCCGAGCACCGGTACAACTCGCCGCCGCGCGCCCAGCCGTCGAACACGACCGGTCCGGCAGCCTCGGCGAGCACGATCGTCGCCGACCACGGGCCCTTCCCGGTCTTCTGCGGCGCCACGACCTGCGAGCGCCGGTAGTGGAACGCCGGCGCCAACTGGCCCACCACCGCCGATGGCTTCACGCGGTAGTGGTTGACCGTGCACCACAGCTGCCACGGGTACAGCTCGAGGTCCTGGCCAGCACGGAACCCGTCGGGCACCGGGCAGTGGTGTTCGATCCAGTCCGGGACCACCCACATCGTGGGGAAGTCGACGACGAAGTCGAGGTCAGCTGCCTTCGCCACGGGGCACGATCCTCAGCCGGTCACGCGCACTCGGGCGCCGGGCCGCAGGCTCAGCCGCGGGCCTGGACGTCTCCTCTGCCTCAGCGGCCGGGGCGACCTTCCACCGGTTGCGCAGCATGCCCTGCACCGACAGTCCGAGGCTGTCCAGGTAGGCGCGGACCACGCGCTGCAGCTCGACCTTGGCGTCCGGCTGCTCGGCCTGCGCGAGGGCGCGCACGAACAGCGCCACCTCGTAGCCCTGGTCGAGGGCCTCCCACGCGACTGCCTGCGGCTTGGCCCACAGGTCCCGCCACAGCTCGAACTCCCGGTCCGTCATCTCCGACAGCGGCCAGGCCGGCGGCCCACCGGCACGGCCCTCAGCGGGCAGCGTCGTCCATCCGGCCTTGTCCGACGGACGGCTTCGGCGCAGAGCGTTCGGGTCTGGCGGCGGTCCGGAGACCGCGCGGGCTCCGCCCTTGGGCATGGTGATCACTCCTCTACGCCGCGTTGCGCAGCACAGACAACCGTCACCTTGCGTGACGATCTTGACCTTCTGAACCTGACGGACCTCCCGGAGCCCTCCCCGGCGTTCCGGGCCCCCTATTCGCCAGGGGTCACCCCCCATCCCTCTGACCTGCGGCTTTGATCTCAATCATGGCTCTGACCTGCGACTTTGCATTCTGATCACTCTTCGCGATCGTTCCAGCCTCCAGGCTGGTGCCTTGCGGTCTCACGCGAGTGATGAGCCTTGGTCATGGCCTGTAGGTTCGCCCAGTCATGCCCCCGTGGCCCGAGCGGTCCGAGGCCGTCACGGTGGTTGACCTCGGTGGCCCTGGGCCTGAGCAGCGCGGGCATGGCCTCGCACTCCTCGCACTCACACAGGGGATGCGCTCGCAGGTAGGCGGCGCGTGTGCGTGCCCATCGTGCGTCGTAGCCCTTGGACACTGCTGTGGGGCGCTGCTGGCCGGCCTTGCGTGCGCATGCGTCGCATCGGCCTTCCAGGGTGAGGGTGGGGCAGCCTGGTGTGGGACAGACCTGCATGGCCTTACGTGAAGCCATAGGTCACATCCTTCAGGCCTCCGTGGTGTGGGTCCGCGCAGGGCGTGTGTCAGCAGCAACCCGGGTCGTGTGAGCGATGGAGGGTTGGCCCTGCGCGGACGTTTGGGGAGACGACGAAGGCCCCGCTGGTGGGCGGGGCCTCAGGGCGTCTGTGGGTGCCGTTTGCGGGCACAGTTGTACACCGGGATCGTGACAGGTCGCTGACCTGCGGTCAAGCGGCGTCAAAGGTGCGGCGCTTGGCGGCGAGGGCGGCGACCTCGTTGGCGGGGTACCAGGGCTGGCGCTCGGTGCCTCCCGAGCGGGTCAGCTGGCCGCGCTTCACCATCTGCCGGACGGCGTCCAACTGCACGCCGAGGACGCGCGCGGTCTGGTGCGCGGTGAGGTGGCCGGGCCGGATGATCTGCGACTCCATGCCCTCCATGATGCCGCCTGACGTCAGAGGGCGCGTGACACCCATCCCCCTA